TATCTCGCATCCCGACATAATGCAATTTCTAGAGATGCGTAAGCCTACGGGTGATCCTAATATGCGAGCACTCAATCTCCATCATGGGGTAAACATCACCGACGATTTCATGCATATCGTTGAACAGTGTATGATTGACTCTAACCATGATGATACGTGGGAACTGAAAGATCCAAACAGTGGTGAGGTTCGTGAAACTATTTCAGCCAAGTATCTTTGGCAGAAGATCATTGAAAACAGAATGTTAACGGGTGAACCCTACATTCACTTCATTGATACGTCTAACGAAGCGATGCCTCAGTCACAGAAAGATCTTGGATTGTCTATCAAACAGTCTAACTTATGTTCTGAAATCATTCTACCTACAGATAAAGACAGGACGGCTGTGTGTTGTTTGTCATCTGTCAATCTTGAGTACTATGACTCGTGGAGTAAGAACCCACAGTTCTTGCGTGATGTTGCAGAGATGTTAGATAATGTTCTTCAGTATTTCATTGAGAATGCTCCTGCTGCTATCTCTCGTGCTAAGTATAGTGCGATGCGTGAGAGAAGCATTGGTATTGGTGCGTTAGGATTCCATGCGTATCTACAGAAGAACAATCTTGCGTGGGAGAGTGCAATGGCGGTCTCTGCTAACAATAGAATGTTCAACTATATAAGTAAGAAACTAAGTGAAGTAAATCTAGAGTTGGGTGAAGAACGTGGTGTTGCACCCGACGCTAATGGAACGGGAAAACGTTTCTGTCATATGATGGCGATTGCACCTAATGCATCATCGTCTATCATTATGGGTAACACATCACCGTCTATTGAACCGTATAGAGCAAATGCGTATCGTCAAGATACACTTTCAGGCTCATACTTACATAAGAATAAGTATTTGGATGAACTGATTACAGAAGAATCCAAAGAAAAACCTACTAACTGGTACGAAGATACTTGGAGTTCAATCATTGCAAATGATGGTTCTGTCCAACATCTTACTTGGTTAGACGATTACAAAAAAGACGTATTCAAAACATCTATGGAAATTGACCAGAGATGGATTGTACAACACGCAGCAGACCGACAGACTTTCATTGACCAAGCACAGTCATTGAATTTGTTCTTTAGACCTGATGCAAATCTAAAGTATATCCACGCAGTACACTTTATGGCGTGGAAACAGAAATTGAAGACTTTATACTATTGCCGTTCGGAGAAGATAGGAAAAGCAGATAAAGTCGCAAAGAGAATAGAAAGAGAAGCAATCAAGGAACTAGATATGAAAGCAATCGTTGAAGGCGATCTGTGTCTAGCCTGTGAGGGATAATATGAAAAAAGAAGAATTACTTTTAACAGATGAGAGGAATTACTTCAAGCCTTTTAACTATCCTTGGGCGTATGAAGCATGGCTCAAACACGAACAGAGCCATTGGCTTCATACAGAAGTTCCAATGTTGGAAGATGTAAAAGATTGGAAGAAAAAACTTACCGATGAAGAAAGATATTTTCTAACGAATATCTTTAGGTTTTTTACGCAGGGTGACATTGATGTCGCAGGTGGATACGTAAAAAATTATTTACCATATTTTCCTCAACCAGAGGTTCGAATGATGCTTATGGGGTTTGCCGCTCGTGAGGCGCTGCACATCGCTGCTTACTCGCATCTAATAGAAACTGTGGGAATGCCTGAATCTACCTATTCTGAGTTTCTCGAATATCAAGAGATGAAAGAGAAGCACGACTATGTTCTTGGAATATCTTCGAAGAACGGCGATAGGTCTTCAACCGCAAAACACATTGCGGTATTTTCTGCGTTCACGGAAGGAATGCAGTTGTTTAGTTCATTCATTATGCTACTAAACTTTCCCCGACACGGAAAGATGAAAGGTATGGGACAAATCGTAACTTGGAGTATCGTCGATGAGACAATGCACGCTGAGTCTATGATTAAGTTGTTCCGTACTTACATCGAAGAAAACAGAGACATTTGGACAGATGAACTCAAAAGTAAAATCTACACTATCGCTGAAAAGATGGTAGAGTTGGAAGACAAGTTCATCGATTTGACATTCAGTATGGGAGAAATGGAAGGCTTGGAAGCGGAACAAGTCAAGAAGTACATTCGTTATATCGCAGATAGACGGTTGATTAGCCTAGGTATGAAAGGTCTCTTCAAAGTAAAACGTAACCCATTACCTTGGGTAGAAGCAATGATTAACGCCCCGACACATACTAACTTCTTCGAGAACAGAAGCACCGACTACGCTAAGGGTGCTATGGTTGGAAAGTGGGATGATGTCTGGGGAGATGCGTCATAAATAAAGGAGTAACTATGACAACCATTAGAGTATTTTGCGAGGAATGTAATTCAGAGTTTTTGTTGGACTATGTAGATGCTGAGACCGAACCTAGCCATTGTCCTTTCTGTGCTGCAGAATTGGATGAAGACTTCATTCATGAACTTGATGCAGGCGAAGATTGGGATGATGATCTATTTGAGTGGCAGGAGGACGATGACTTACTAAAGGAATAATGTGGATATACGAAAGTAAAGAATTTACTTCTGAAATGATTGGTGACTATTATGGATTTGTATATGAAATCACCGACACAGATAACAACAAAAAGTACATCGGCAAGAAGTGGTTTTGGAGTACCAAGAAGAAACCACCACTGAAAGGTAAGACAAGAAAACGAATCGTCAAGTCGGAATCTGATTGGCAGAAATATTTTGGATCTAGCGAAGAAGTGAAGTTGCTAGTTGAAGAAAGTGGAGAATCAAGATTTAAGCGTGAGATCTTGAGGCTTTGTAAAACGAAGGGTGAGTGTAGTTATTGGGAATTAAAGTATCAAATGGAGTTTGATGTTTTATTGAAGCCTGAAGAATATTACAATTCTTTTGTTGGGGCAAAAATCCATAGGAATCATGTATTATGAGTGATAGTATGAAAGAAATCAATATTGTTAGAAATCCTATTCCCATAGGATTCATCTACAACATCTATCTAAACGGAGAAATTCAACCTTCAGAGAACTATATCGATACGTTTGACGTTATGCGCAACGCACAACAAAACGATATCATCTACATTCACATCAATTCAGTTGGTGGTGATGTTTCTTCTACAATCCAATTCATTCGCTGTATGGGCGACTCTAAAGCACACATTGTTTGTTCCGTCGAAGGATACTGTATGTCTGCAGCCACTATGATTTTCTTAGCAGCAGATTCATACGAAATCAGCGACCACTCAGTATTCATGTTCCACGATTACTCTGGAGGAACGTTCGGTAAAGGAGGGGAGATGTACGACCAGATTACCCACGAGCGAAGATGGACTGAGAGCCTTCTACAGGACGTGTATAAGGAGTTTATGACCAAGGAAGAGATTGAGTCCCTTATTAAAGGTAAGGATATGTGGATGACTGCTAAAGAAGTCTCTACTCGACTCAAGAAGATTGACCAACTAGAAGAAGAGAAAGAGAAACGCAAGTCTGGTGCTAGAAAAACTAAATAGTAGACACACTATTTAAGAGTAGCACAATATGGCGCAGGAAGGATTTCTTTACGAGGAAAATGTTGCCAAAGAACTAAAAAAGCATGGGTGGGTAAAACCTAATTATACACCTGCTGGAGCATCATCAACTAGACCGGATTTGGACTTATTTGTTGGTGGTGAGGAATATGGGTGTGAATTAAAAAAAGATTTGGCTTCGGCTGGCTCGCTCGTTATAAAATATAATAATGCTACAAATTCTTACAGTTGGGGTGATACGGGTGGGAATAAAGAAAAAGAGTTTATGAAAAACTTAGGCGATAGAAATCAAGTTATGTCTGCCATAAAAAGAAAGTGGAGACAGAAATTGTGGATTGCCGAAGATAGAAATACCGCTTGGATGAATCGATGGAAAAAGGCTGCAAGACCTTCACTTGAACAGAGATACAAAGAAGACCTAGCGAATTGTCCAGATATTTATTTTGATTTGCCTTCTGACACCATAGAGAAATATTACAATTTAAAAGACACTTATTATCTAAATGTTGGAACTCATGGGTTTTATTTGCTGGGCTCAAAAGACCCAGCCGGTTTAAATAAACATGCTCAACCAAAGATTCCCAGGTGGAATGTTTCTCATAAAGCGATTTTGCGGATTCGAATACAATCTAAGGGCGTCACTAAAGCTGCTGCAAGAGAAAAATCCACAAATAATCCGGCGGGCGGACAGGGATACCAAATTACTTGCGAAATGCAATTCAAAAGTGTTCGAGCGTCAAACTATAATATAGGCCCTGTCAGCAAAGGTTCTGCCGTAATTAGTACTGGCGCGCTAAAACTTCCATAATTCCTCCATTATTCGGCTTGACATTTCTAGAATGATTTGGTAATATACATACTCTTGAGACGATAACTAATGAGGAAATCATGAAAAAGTTAATGTATTTTGCTTCGATTGCCGCTATCATTCTTTTTGCGATGTCTGCAGAAGCAGAAACGACAATGAGAGCAAAAGTCACTAAAGTTGTACCGGTGAAGGAGACATCAGAGTATGTCGAAACAGTCGAAACCTGTCGGCAAGTTCAAGTGCCTGTTACTGAAACTGTGCCCGTGTATCAAGAACAATTAAGCACTACTGCACCACTCTATGGCGCTATCACTGGCGCTGCGATTGGCTACGGCGTAGCACGTCGAGGCTCTCATCAAAAAGAGGCTGCGGTTGTCGGTGCGTTGCTTGGAGCATACTCTCAGCGTAATCGAACCCGTCAAGTTCAAGTTGGTGAGCAAACTCGAATCGTGTATCAGATGCAGAATCAGTGTCACACGCAAACTGTACCTCGAACGGAAACGATTGTGACTGGCTATGAAACTACCTACAAATTGAATGGCGAATCTCACGTTGCAGTTCTTCCAGAGCATCCTGGTGAATATGTTAACGTAGTCACTCACGTAACTGTCTATTGACATTCTCTTTAGTTTTTGTTAAGATAGCAAACTTTAGTTGAGGACAGTTTTATGCCTAAAAGACTCCGCAATACTACCGAGTTAGGAATGGGAGCAGAGCCAGTGTGGGTCGGTGAGTTCAGTAAAATGAAACTCATCGACGCACTCAACTGGTATAACTATTGTTACGACCAAAAGAAAGCAAAAGAGTTTTTAGTGGCTTATTGCCGACACATCAAATCGGACAAAAAGGCTTTGCAACAAGTCAAGTCAGTGCCAGAAAACAAAATCAATCTTCAAGTTGCTTGGATATCACGGATGATAACTCAGGGTATGGTTCCCGATGAAACTACCCAAGAGTTTTTTGATAGGGGATTTTCTGATATCTTGTCATACAAAGGAACACGAGTTGCTCCCGTAGTAGTCAAGAAAGAGGTCCCTAAAGTATCTATTCAGGAACGGATATTAGAACGCGCTAGAGAAGAAGCGGGCGAACTCGAAGGTATCATTGATGATTTTATTTCATCAGACTTCA